CCTCCAGGTTCTGACGGTGATGATTCAACAACACCAGGACCTCCAGGTCCTCCAGGACCTCCAGGTTCTGATTCAACAACACCTGGTCCTCCAGGACCTCCAGGACCTCCAGGTTCTGACGGTGATGATTCAACAACACCAGGACCTCCAGGTCCTCCAGGACCTCCTGGACCATCAGGAACTACAGATCAAGGATTTAATATGGTACAGTGGACTACTACCACTAATGCAAGTCATGTGTATTATACTCCAGATACAACCAAATATAATAGGTGGATTGTAATCGTCACTGGCGGTGGCGGTGGCGGTGGAGGAGGTTCTTCTACTAACTCTGGAGGTGGTGGCGGTGGTGCTGGTACTGGAATAAGAGAATATACTAAAGCACAAATGGATTCTAATAGTTATTATAGTGGGCAATGTCGTATTTTTGTAGGACAACCTGGAACTGGTGGAACAGGTGGTGGTAATGGTGGTAATGGAAATTATTCTGAATTTGTAGCACCTGATGGAACAGCAACCTTTGGTCATAGTGGTTATGGTGGAGGTGGAGGTAATCTTGGAGCCATAACTCCTGGTGGTAATGGTAGGTTTGGTACTGGTGATGTTGTTGGTGGTGGTGATGAAGGTCATCCTGGAGATCAAGGAATCACAGGACATGGTGGTGGTACTTTCTGGGGTGGTGCAGCCTATGACTCAGCTGGCAGAGGTGGCAGAGGAGGTCAAACTGGTAGTAATAATGGATGGGATGGTGGTCACGGACAAATAGTTCTGTTGGAGTTTGCTTAATCAATTATGTCTTCTTTTAATAATAAATCTTTAGTTGAAATATTGGGACTTACTCGTTCTCAAATCGTAGCATCTAAAAATACTGAGTACAATTCTTTTAGAATTGGTATTGGGACTGATCGATTAGATTTTGCTGTAGTTCAGGATGGAACTAATATAGTAAATAACATTTATGTTGGATATGCGGATACTTCTAAAAATCCAACTAATTCAGAAATAGGATTTGCTGGACATTATACTGTTGGTATTGGTAGTACATATAGAGGAACTTTTAATGGTATAGATAATCAATGCCTTGTAAAACTTGGTTGGAAATATACTCAATCATCTGGATTTTATGATGCTCATGATTATACAGAAGAATGGACTGCAGGTTTAAGGCAAACTAGAGATAAATTTTTACTTGAATCTGATTGGTCTCAAGGTGCTGATTCTCCATTAAGTTCTAGTAAAAAAGATGAGTGGGCCACATATAGGCAAGCATTGAGAGATTTACCTGCAAATACTTCAGACCTTGCAAATCCACCTTGGCCTACAAAACCTTCATAAATTATGATAAATAAAAATAAAGTAATTCTTATATAATGGCAGTAAAGGTTCGACAAGGAGGACAATGGGTAGAGGTTTCTACAGGTGGATCAGGACCTGCTGGACCTCCAGGACCTCCTGGTTCGGATGGTGGTTCTGGAACTCCTGGTCCTGATGGTCCTCCTGGTCCTTCTGGACCACCTGGTGTTGCTTCTCTGCAAATTAGCGAAACTGCACCAACTACCCCTACACCTTCAGAAGGTGATATGTGGTGGGAAAGTGATACTGGAACATTATATGTGTATTATAATGATGGTAATAGTAGTCAATGGGTTGCAGTAGCACAAGGACCTGCTGGATCTGACGGTCCTCCTGGACCTCCTGGTCCTCCTGGAACTGGTGGACCTGGTAGTGGTGCGTCTACATTTTTACAATTAACTGATACTCCTGGTACTTTTACTGCAAATAAATGGCTAAAGGTTAATAGTGGTGGAACGGCTTTAGAATATACAGATCCAGGTCAAGGACCTTCTGGACCTCCAGGTCCTCCAGGTCAAGATGGTGATGATGGTGCTGATGGTGATGATGGTGGATCAGGACCTCCAGGTCCTCCAGGTCCTCCAGGATCTGGTGGTGGATCAGGACCTCCAGGTTCTGACGGTGATGATGGACCTCCTGGTCCTCCTGGTCCTCCTGGTCCTTCTACTGGTGTTCCAGGACCTCCTGGACCTCCAGGTCAAGATGGTGAAGATGGTGCTGACGGTAATGATTCAACGACACCAGGACCTCCTGGACCTCCAGGTCAAGATGGTGAAGATGGTGCTGATGGAACTCCAGGTGGAGATGGTCCTCCAGGTCCTCCTGGATCTGGTTCGGGAGTATCTGATGGTGATAAAGGAGATATTACAGTATCAAATTCTGGTAATACATGGAATATTGATGCTAATACAGTTGGTATATCTGAACTATCAGCTACAGGAACATCTATTACTACAAAGTTTTTAAGAGGAGATAATACTTGGGCTAATACTCCTAGTGGTGGAGGACCTGCTGGTCCTCCTGGACCTCCTGGTCAAGATGGTCAAGATGGTCAAGATGGTAATGATTCAACGACACCAGGACCTCCTGGACCTCCAGGTCAAGATGGTGAAGATGGTAATGATTCAACGACACCAGGACCTCCTGGACCTCCAGGTCAAGATGGTGAAGATGGTGCTGACGGTAATGATTCAACGACACCAGGACCTCCTGGTCCTCCTGGACCTCCTGGTCAAGATGGTGATGATGGAACACCTGGTAGTAGCACTGATAATTATGTAAACTCTATGAGTTTAAGTGGCACTACTTTAACATTGGGTAGAACAGGATCACTATCAAATTTGAGTGAAGATTTATCATCAATAGGTGGTTCTGGTCCTCCAGGTCCTCCTGGTCCTCCAGGATCTGATGGTGATGATGGAACTCCAGGTGGATCAGGTTCTCCTGGTAGTGATGGTACTCCTGGTAGTGATGGTAATGCAGCAACCGTATCAGCAGGACCTACAACAACTGTTTCTGCTGGAACTCCTGCATCAGTTACTAATACTGGTTCTTCTGCTGCTGCGGTATTTGCATTTAGTATACCTCAAGGTGCTGATGGTGCAGATTCCACAGTTGCTGGTCCTCCAGGACCACCTGGTCCACCTGGTCCTGGTAGTAGCGGTGCTCCCAATATTGGGGTAGCAGTTAATGTACGTTCATCAAATTATGCTAGTTTTTCCAATAATAGTTGGGCAAATGTTTTGCAATGTGGACTGAATAAAGATTCGGGAACTGATATTTTAGTTCGAGCAAATATTAATTTTTTATATGGAGTTCTAAATGATACTGATGAAGATGGTGGAATGAATGCTTATTTCAAAATTATGAGAAAAATAGGAAGTGGTGGTTGGAGTCAAATTGGACAATCATTAGATATGCTTAATCTTTTTAGTGAGACTGGGAATAGTTCTCAAACCAAAAAATTTAATGCTCATGGTGGTCTTGAATACCCTGATACTGGTGTCACTAGTTCTGGTACAATTTACTATTCTGTTTATGCGAAAATGGTAAAGACTGGTAATGATAATATTGATAATGATGGGTTTCAGATTTTAAAAGGTTCCTCTATTACAGCTATGGAGTATTAATATATGGCAATCACTCATACCGAAACTGTTATTGACTTAATAGTATTAAACGATGGAACAGATGTTGTTTCGCAAGTAGCAATCAAAACTGTCTCTGTTGATGATTCAGATCCTTCAAATCTTACACAAACAAATTATGATACTTATATTGTAGATAGTTCTGGTGGAACTGGTGCGTCAGGATTTGTAGCATATGGTAGTTTATCAGAGGATGTTGTTAAGGGTTGGATAGCAGACGAACTTGCTGCAAGTAATATAAAAACACTTGCAGAGGCATGGATAGAATCTAAGAAGAATCCTCCAACACCTCCTGAAGTGAATAAAACACTTCCTTGGTCATGATAAATAAAAATAAAGTAATTTTTATATAATGGCAGCATTCGATTTTCCAAACAGTCCGTCCCTCAATGATACCCATACAGAAAATGGGGTAGTTTGGAAGTGGAATGGATATGCTTGGGATCGAGTTCCAAGTAATGGTCCTTCTGGTGCTCCTGGACCAGATGGTCCTCCAGGACCTCCAGGTCAAGATGGCGATGATGGTTCTGATGGAAATGCAGGACCTCCAGGTGCTGATGGTCCTCCTGGTCCTCCTGGTCCTTCTACTGGTGTTCCAGGACCACCTGGTCCTCCTGGATCTGATGGTGCTCCAGGTAATGATGGTTCTGATGGTGATGATGGTGCTGATGGAACTCCTGGTGGATCAGGACCTCCTGGACCTCCAGGTCCTCCTGGATCTGGACCTGGTGGATCTAGCACATTCGTATCATTAACAGACACTCCTAATAGTTTTACTGCAGATAAATGGCTAAAGGTTAATAGTGGTGGAACGGCTTTAGAATATACAGATCCTACTTCTGGTCCTCCAGGTACTCCAGGTCCTCCAGGTCCAACTGGTCCTACAGGAGCAAGAAATTATAATATAACAAATAGTGGATCTGGTTCTTACTGTGTTGATAGTGTATGCAGTAATCCAACAATAACTTTATTAAGAGGTTTAAGTTATACTTTTTCTGTAAATGCAAGTGGACATCCTTTCTGGATTAAAACATCTCAAACTACTGGAACTGGTAATCAATATAATACAGGAGTAACAGGTAATGGTACTCAATCAGGAACTATAACTTGGAATGTTGCATCTGATGCACCAAGTACTCTTTACTATATCTGCCAATATCATAGTGCTATGAAAGGCACTATTTCTATATCAGATGGTGGTCCTCCAGGTCCTCCAGGTCCTCCAGGATCTGATGGTGATGATGGTGCTGATGGAACTCCTGGTGGATCAGGACCTCCTGGACCTCCAGGTCAAGATGGTAATGATGGTGCTGATGGTGGTTCTGGACCTCCAGGACCTCCAGGTAATGATTCAACAACACCAGGACCTCCAGGTCCAAACGGTCCTCCAGGACCTCCAGGTGCTGATTCGACAGTTCCTGGTCCTCCAGGTCCAGATGGTCCAGATGGTCCAGATGGTCCTCCAGGTGCTGATTCAACAGTTCCTGGTCCTCCTGGTCCTCCTGGTCAAGATGGTGCTGATGGTTCTGATGGTGCTGATGGTTCTGATGGTGCTGATGGTAATGATGGTGCTGATGGTAATGCTGGACCTCCAGGTCCTCCAGGTTCTGCAGCATCTAGTACTTTCCTTGGATTAACGGATACGCCTAATGGATTCCTTGGATATCACGATCATTTATTAACTCCAAACCAAAATCAAACTGCATTGATCTGGCAACAGAAAAGATCAAAACGAACTCTTGGACAAACTGGACATCCTAGTACAACTACTAGAGGTATTAAATTAGGTAATGATGGTACTGGAACTACATTAACTGATTATACGGTTAATATTGAAGCTGGTTCTAACATAGCGTTTGATGCAGGTGGTTCAGCTAATACTTTAAAAATCAATTCAACTGCTAGTGCTGGACCTCCAGGTCCTCCAGGTGCTGACGGTAATGATGGTCAAGATGGTGCTGATGGATCTCCAGGTGGAGATGGACCTCCAGGACCTCCAGGATCTGCTGGTAATCCATCAGTTCCTTCAGGATCAACTATGTTATTCTATCAATCATCTGCTCCTACTGGATGGACAAAATCAACATCACATAATAATAAAGCACTCAGAGTTGTAAGTGGTTCTGGTGGTGGTTCTGGTGGTAGCAATTCATTCACTAGTAATTTTGCTAGTAGATCTGTAAGTGTTAGTGGATCTGGAAGTGCTAGTGGAACTACTGGAAGCAGTGTTTCTGGAAGCACTGGTGATGCTGGTGCAGAAACTGTAAGTATTAGTGGATCTGTTAGTGGAGATACTAGTAGTGAAGGTGGAGAAAGTGTAAGTATTAGTGGATCTGTTAGTGGTAATTGTGGTGGACAGGTTTATCTTAATGGTGCTGTAAGTCAAACAACAATAACTACTGCAAGAATGCCATCTCACCAACACTCTTATGATTCGGTTGTTGGTACTTCTGGTGGTCAATATGGTCTTGTCGATAGTGGGAATGCTGGTTCTTCAGGAACTCCTCAAGTTACAGCTACTGGTGGTGGTCAAGATCACTTTCACTATATTGTGAATTATTATGTTGGTGGTTCTAACTTCACTTTTAGTGATAATTTTTCTGCTTCTGGATCAACCAGTGATCACACTCACAGTTTCAGTGATAGTTTCTCTGGTTCTGGATCAACCAGTGATCACTCTCACTCTATAGGTAATCACTCCCACAGTTTCAGTGATAGTAGTATATCTGTCAGTAGTTCAGGTTCTCTGGACTTGGCAGTTCAGTATATTGATGTTATAGTATGTACAAAGAGCTAATATAATGAAACTTGAGCAAGGGAAGTTTTGCCCCTTAATTGGTAAAGATTGTATTCAAATGCAATGTTCTTGGTTTACTCAGGTTCGTGGTATGAATCCTAATACAGGAGAGGAAACTGATGAATATGGATGTGCTGTTACTTGGTTGCCATTGATGTTGATTGAAAATTCTGGACAGCAAAGACAAACGGGTGCTGCTGTTGAATCTTTTAGAAATGAAATTGTAAAATCAACTTTACAATCACAAGAGATGCTTAAACGAGATTTGAAACTTAGAGAAGAAGCACAAGCATTAAAAGCACAAGAACTATTATATAAACCTAGACAAATACATAACATAAGTGGAGAAATAGAAGAATGAGATTAACAATTGTTCCTGAAGATAAAGTAATAATTATTGATGGTGACGGAGTGCATTGTAGTCATGTTGATCTTTCTTGGATACCTACAGATGCTCATGTTATTCAGTGGGATGATACAAAAGGTCATATTGAACATCTTGATAAACCCCCAACCGACATTACCGAATTGGGAATTTATCAACAAGCAGTAACTGATCATGCTAATGAGAAAACTCTTGCAACTGCTGCATATGAAGCAGCAAGAAATCATTTAACTGAGGTAAAGGATCATAGAAATTGGTTGCTTGCTGTTAGTGATTGGACTCGTTTGGATGATGTTACACTTGCAGCAGATAAAAAAACTGAGTGGCAAACATATAGACAAGCATTAAGAGATCTTCCAGCAACCATATCAGCAGATGATAATTTAACTGCTAAATTATTAGCAGATAATCACTCACATTCTGGTTGGCCGACAAAACCTTCATAAGTGTGCTATAATAATTGAACTAGGTATTTAATTATGGAAGAGTTAATACAATCTATTAAAATTCTTAATCTTAAAGAGGTTAAGCAAATAAACAAGTATATTGATACTTTAGACTTTAAGAGTAGCACAGTTTTTGGTAAAGGTGTTGAAGCATCAAAAACTAGAGAAGAGATAAGATCTAGTACAGGAACAACAATGGATGAGAAAGCTCCTGAAACTATTTTATTGCATGAAGCAATGAATGCTGGATTGGTTGAATATAAACGGAGATGTGAGAAAATACATATTAATTATAGTTATTATCCTATGCCTGGTGCTGTGGCAACTAGATCTTGGAGAGAGGGTATTCAAGCATTAAATTATAGCAAAGGACAGGAATATAAATTTCATCATGATATGGCAACAGATCCTAGATTGGATGAATATCATAGAAAAATATCTGTGATTACATATCTAAAGGAATCTAAAGTTGGTGGAGGTACAGAATTTCCACATCAAACTTTTAAACCAAAACCTGGATATGCTTTGATGTTCCCTTCAAATTGGTGCTATCCCCATTCTGGAGAACCAGTTGTAGAAGGAAATAAAAGAGTAGCAGTTACTTGGTATTATGTTCAAAATGTTTAAGAGGTAATTATGGATGCTGAAGAGACTGTACAGGACATTATAGTTGATGTTTGTAAAAAGAGAATTACTTTAATTAGTAACGAAGGTGAAACTAGATTTATTAACTGTGAAAATACCGAACAGTTTATGGGTGTAATGGATGTTGTTAAAGATAATGCCGATCCTGAGATGATTACATATGTTGAACCAAAATTAACTACAGATAGGAAAGCTAAATAGAGTATAGAAATACCAACTGGACTAGTAGTATAAAAAGATGCCACTTAATAAGTTAGAGAATTTTATAAAGAATAGTGAAGGTCGCATTCTTTA